GCCGGCAACGGGTGGTTATCCTGTTACGGTTCATGGATTATTAGTAACAGGGGATAACGCAGGAACAGCACAGTTAAGATTTAGAAGCGAGACAACGGCAGTAACAACGTGTCTTGCAGGATTTACTTTAGTAGTTGAAAAGATAGCATGACCAGTTTTATAAACGATAGCGGGGCCGAAATTTACTCAGGGGATGATATTCTAATCACCAAGCAGGTAGCTTCGTTTAAAAACTTCAAGATCAAAGGCGATGTATCTGTATCATTCACAGTTCCAAACACCTCACAGAATAGAAAGGCATTAGGATACTACGGACTAAACCAGGTTGGCGGCCCGGTGTTCTCAGTCAACACTTTTAATTGTGTTAAGGATGGGAATGTGATCATGAGGGGTAACCTTGTAATTGAATCTGACAACGGTAAAGAGTTAGGTCTTTACTTCATCTCAGGCAATGCAAACTGGTTCAGGTTGTTTGAATTTTCATGCAAGGATATAAGGAATGATTCATTAGCAGTTAGCTGGTCTTATTATTGGAATGATGCTACTAAAGCGAATACATCAGGCATAGTATTTCCGGCTATTGATCTGATGTATAAGGGTCTTAAATTTGACAAATATTCCTTTAACGAAAGGTTGGTAGATAGTTCCTATTCATCAATAGACCTTTACAATCCTGTTAATAACACGCCTTGTCTTTACATGAATACGCTGGTTATCGAACTGGCTGTTCCTGCGTTATCCCCTGTTACTAATAATCCATGAACCGTAACAGGATAACCACCCGTTGCCGGCATTCCAGAACTAACACCCACCGAAGCATCATCAGCAATCGAATGACCTCCGCTCAACGTTCCTGCGCTTGCCAACTGATGGAAGAATTGAACGTTTATTGCTGTAACTACGCTTGATAGGTCAAACTGAAACCCACATCCGGTAGTCGCTGCCGTTGGTTGAACTCTACCCATAGCCCAAATCCGATAACTTGAATTTGCAATATAAGAGAACACCAACCCAGTAAGCGTAACGGGTGTAACGTTCGCCCCCGTTGCCTGATTGCTTGCAAGTGTGCCAACGAAGTGAAATCCTACCCCTGCGTGTGAGTGTCCTAATGGTGAGTAAACAGGCTCGGTAAACATCGTTAGAAACTTACGGGCCGTTCCTAAGTACTCACTCATAAACCCTGAATACCTGTTTTTAAAAGGTAGCTTTGAGTTAACAGCATATCCAACCGTAGCGGAATCATCTGTGTAAGAACTTACATAAGTTCCCAACGTGTAACCTCCTAACGTAATGTCGTAGCTTTCGGCATAGGTGATATAGAATTCACAGAAGGCATGAATATCGCGTGGCATAGTTACGAGTGCCGGATCATTCAGAAGAATATCAACTTTAGACTTTAAAAACTCATTTATGTTTAACGTGATAATATTGTCTGAATCAGGAACGGCCTCGACTTCTGTAATCAATGCAACTGGCTTAATCACCGCACCGGTTCCAGTAATCCCAGCATAAATACGGACGTTAGCGTGGTAATTTGAATAGTAATACTGAATCGTTGACGTGCCTAACTCTAAGGACGTTTCAGCCGCTGCGCTGTATTCTAAATCAATCGTGAAAGATGTATCCGAACTGTAATCAATGATTTTATACACCCCGTCATAAGTTCCCGCTACTGTTGTAATCTTGACGTATTCAAGTTCCTGAGCGCTACCTGTTGCTTTAATATCACCGCTTGCCACAATCGCACAATACCCCGCGGAGTTGGTTACCGTCATGGTTCGGGCTGTGTCTACTGAGTTAGTAGGCCAAAGAGTATTCTGAAGTTTATAAACTATCGGAAGGTGAACGCTTGAAAAGTAATGCGTTGAAACTGTTTTGTAAAAAGTAATATTAGCCCCTACAACGTAAAGAACTGAATCCGCATACGTGTGATTCCTAATCTCGAAAGTATCCGCACTGATCACAAGTACTTGCCAGAAGCCGTTATAATACGAATAATCAGAAGTGATAAATACCATGTCCCCGGTCGTCAGATCGTGGGTTACATAGGTTACTAACGCATCACCTGAGTTACTGGTAATCGTGGCTGATAGTGGCGTGGTGCTTAAGACTACACCCTGAGGCCGTTGTGCAATGTTAAGCGCCATTGAATGAGTTTTTAATTGTTCTGGTAAATTTTATCCTTACTTCCTTCTTAATTTCGTTAGTCATTTCGTCAACTAACTTGTCAACGTCATCTGAATAAACAACCCGACCGCCTTTCTTAAACGTGCGATCCCCTTCTTTCTGAATCTTCTTAGCCAATCCCCAGGCAGCGCTTTCAGGTTTATCCATACCCCTCGCTTGTGCGTATTCAGTGAGGCTCTTAATCATTTCACGGCTTGGTCCTTTCGTGGTTGGACCTATGCCTTTTTCTATCCGGTTAGTATAAGGACGGGCTACTACCTGAAACCTATCCACTCCTTTATCTTCGCTTATAATGGATTTGACGCTTTGGATTGTTTTACCACTTGCGCGGACTTGTTCTAATGCTGTCTGAACGATTCTAACGGCCACTGTTCCATATTTCTGGAAGGTGGCTAACATAGATTAGTCTGATCGGGAGAAGTGAGCGTAAAGGAAAGAATTACCCCGCTTGTATTGTCGGCCTGTTTCTTAATAAAAGGTTCCCTTGTAATACCGGAAAGCGTGACAAGTTTATACCCTGAGGCCACATCGTTGTATTTCTTAACAAGCTTTTGGGCTATCTCATCGCAGGTGTCAACGATGGCCTCGTATTGTTCTGGCTTTGAATCTTGGGCATCCTTACCAGCTATCCTTAGAACGATTGACCAGTTATCGAAAGGCATTGAATTAACAAGATCAGTTGAAACGGTGAGCGGGTCTAACCACGCCTTTGGGTAAGTATTTGAACGATTAGAATTAAGTTCAGTAACACGTCCGTTACCGAATTCAAGGTATGTCCCCGCCTCGTTTAGTAGTGTAACTCCTGACTCGATAAAATCCCTAACCTCACTTCTCGTCATCGCTTCTTTTTTTCGAGTATCTTGTTATACTCCGCCTCTGTATGATTTTCCCAAGACAAATATAATAGATTGTATTTGAATTCCGATACTGACCACTTTAGAAGCTCTTTTCGATTAAACGGAGTTTTCTTCTCCATGAATAATAACGTACGGTAAAAGCCAAACGACTTAGCCAGCCTATCATAACCAGCCTCAATTTCTTCAGCCGTGAGCTTTGACTTTGGTGCTTTAATAGCCCAGGATTGTTCAATTCGATCAATCTCAGTAACGTAAAATTTCCTATTGCCACGACCTCCTGACATGGCGCTTTCATGAAAACGTCTTTAAGTTTCTCAGCTTCTTTGTAGTCGTATTCCTCGGTGGCGTAGATAGCACAAAACATTGCATAGGCGCTAACCGTTTCAAGTTCATCTTGGTTAATCTTTGCGGCCTCAAGTTTCAAATCCTCAAACCTTCCTATCTCATCCGTTTCAATGTTTGCGGGCATCAGATAACCGGCTATTGCTTTAGGTATCTTATCAACTTCTGGCTTTGTTTCGGTGAATGATAAAAGGCTTATGATCTGGTAAAGGTTATTAATTTTGGCTTTTTTAAGCGTTTCAACGTCTATTCCAGTAAATACCGAAAGCTTATCGGTTACTGTTTGGCACTTAGCCAACTGAATGAATTCAGCAAAGGTAACGCCTCCCCATCCTGTCGGAAGTTCCTTTTCTACTTTGACCCCGTTTAGTGTGATTGTAATTTTCATCTATGAAAGGTTAACATTGGTTGAGCTCTGTTTTTAAAACTTATTGCCCCGTATCGGGCGGCATCGCAAAGGTCATCAAACATCTTTACCGGTTCGTCCATTACTTCACCGGTAGGTTTGGTTTTCCATTTATACTGCCTGAATTCTTTCTGCAAATCTACTGAATCCTTATGAATGTAAACACGGTTAGACCTGATCCAATCAATACCCTCCTTTACAGCTTTGTTTGCCTCATAGGCGCTTATCCCGGCCCGTCTTAGTTCAGCTATGATCTCCGGGCGTGCATGGTCACAATAGACGTGCTTTTGCCCTACGAGTGGTTTAATGGCCTGTATTAGTTCGGGAGTTGTGACGTGTGATTTAAAGAACTCCTGTTTTAAGTACAGCCGTCCGTCATCATAAGTAACCTTAACCAATGCGTTAGGGTGGTTGAATCCAAAGTCTAACCCAAAACAGTAATCTAAATCCGGGCCTTTTTCGTATAGTTCCCAGTTTGAGTAGATAGTCGCCTGAGCGATACCCCTCTCACCTAACCCGTAAACCCTCCAAAAATTAGGGTCAATATCCTTTAGATGTTCTATTTCGCGCCTTTGTTCTTTGGATAGGAAAGGGTTATCTAAATACGTTGTTTGAATAAATTTGCAGTCTTTTCTTGGTATCACCTCGTCATAAATCCAGTGGTATTCATCCGCTGGATTATAATCCATTATTACCGTTTGTCTGGTTCTTATGCTTAATTGTCGATAGGTTTCAAGGTTTAGTAAGTTGGCCTCATTGATGTGAAGCACGTCACGACCTGGCCCCCGAACCCGTTTAGCGTCATCGACTGAAAAGAATTCGATATAAGATCCTAAAGGATACTGATAAAGTAAATCGGTCATGTTATGGTTATTCGGGCTATAATGTCCCTTAGCCTCCATTAATTCACGCCAATCCCTGATAGCTCCTTTCTTTAGGTGGGGTAACGAAATAGAACAAACCGAAATCTTTAACTGAGTCCGGTAGGCTAATCCTATTAAAAAATCTTGTATGCTGTATGTCTTTCCTGAACGAGTGCCGCCCTGATGGACAATAACCCGATAACCTTCGTTTATTGCCTTCTGGGTTTCTATTGCTACTCTTGTTGGGGCGATTCCGTAGGTAATAGACTCTGATCCCATTTAACGGTTATAGATGTGCCTCCTGATTGTTCAACCTCTTGTTTGTCTTTCCATCCAAAGTTCTTAAGGGCAAAAATGGCACCTGTTGGATTCCTTGCTTGGTTTAGTCTAAACTCGTATAAATCCTCTAATCTGAGTAGAGCCCTTTTTATCGTGTGCAAAAATTCAGGCTTCTCTTTATAGTTTTGAAGGCTCGACCTACTATCAAATCCTAAGTAAAGGGCTAATCCTGACCATGTTGGGACTTCTGTTTTATCGAAGTACTCATCGACCTTCTTATCAAAAGCTTCCGGATCATCCCAGATTGGTGGCCTTCCTGCACTCATACTCTCCTTGCCATTTTAAACCCTGATGTTTCGGGTAATTTGTAAAAAGTCCATTCCATTTTGTAGTCTGATAGGTCAATCTCTTTACCGCCCTCCGTGAGTTTAAAGGCTGGATATAAAGAAAGGGCTTGGTTTCTCACCTCCTGCCCTTTCTCCTGAAGACCTTCATCACCGGATTTTTTGCCCGTTCCTGGGAGCCTTTTGGGAGTGCTATTCTTGTCCATAGTGCAAAATTACGTTAAATTATTTGAACTTTGCAAGTAATTGCTCATAGGCCGCTATCTTAGTTCTTCACATTCAGGGTATCTACAATAAATATTATGTAATTGGCATCCGTTTGGTTTAGCTTTTTCAGGGCACTGCTTGTAAAAGCGTATGACAACACCAACCATAGGCAATGGCAATATGTATAATTGACGCTTCTTTTTATCCCAAAAGAATCCTACCCATAAGTCGTACCAAGCAAATAGAAATTTGATTCTTACTTTCATAGTCATTTCTTTAAATCTTTTTCAGCCGCTTCCATCTTTGCTTTTAGGTCAGTGACTTCATTGCTAAGTCTTAATATCTCAGTGCTGCTGTTTGACAAAACAAAAAGTAACTTTTCTTTATACTCTTTCAACTCAGCTATCTCCTTGTCTTTAGCTTCGAGTTTGGAGTAAAACCAATCGAATAAAGCATTACTCTTTTGATAACCCGGTAAATAATCCGTATCACTTTCCTTACTTAGGAACTCTTTCCGTAGTTCTTCTTTCATGGCTTTTCAAATGTTTGATTAAAGTAGTCTTGGCCAAGATCAGGGTCATCGTCTGAATCAAGATTAGTATTATTTACAGCATCAATAATCTGCTGTTCGTTTACAGGTTCAAGTTTCAAGGCTAATGCCTTTGTGTTATGTAAAGCATTTCTGTAAGGAACTAACACAGCACTTTTTAACTCTTCATCAATTTGCTCAATCAGTTGTCTAATCGCTGTCTTTTGTTTCATGGCTTTTCTTGGTTAGGTTGATAGGGTGGTTTAACTTCTTTCAAATATCGTTCATAGGCTCTTTCTACTTTATCTTTAGTCATACCTGAGTACCATGTACCAAAAGATATTAATGCATCTTTAGCTATCTCTTTATGCTTCGCTTTGAGGTTAGTGATTTCAGATTTAGCTTTATCATACAGAAAATCAAATCCGCTTTTTTGCATTTCGTTGTATCTTCTGAGGGTTCCTATTACTCCATTTAAATTTTCTATCTCCTTGTCTTTTTCTTTAGCTACCTCTTGGGCGTAAAATTCGGCTGCTTTCTCTAATGCTCTAGAAATAGTGCGAACGTCTTTCATGTTAGTGCCAAAGAAATCAATCCAGTCATCAAATAACTCGTTATTAGCCACTTCATCTTTACACTGATCAAATGTTTTCATAAATATCGTTTTATTTCGTGATCTGTTTTAAATCCTAAAAGTTACCATATTCCGAATTTAAGTAACTATCAATTACACTTTTGGCCTGATCAAATCCAACCGCAAAGCCAGCATTATAGCCCTTATCAATAAGCCTATCAATTACTTTGGCTTGTTCTGTTATGTGAGGGCTTTTAAAGCCTCCTTTTTTGTTTCTAATATCAGTAGCCTTAAGTTCTATGAAAAGACCCCCATAATCTCCCATACGTTCAATTATCCAAAGATCAGGTAACTTTGCCCCGCTTCTCAAAGATTTAAGCTTTACGGCCAAACCAATAGGCAACCTTAGACCGCTTGGCTCTGAGGTGAATATCACATCGGGGTATTGAGTCCTGATGTACTGGCAAACCTGTTTGTGTAGTATTTCTTCTGGTTTCATACATTTTGCGTTACGCTTATTGCATTAAATTATTTTCATGCGTTTATTCTATCTTTAAGGCGTTTTAATTTTGCCTCTTTAAAATCATTAACACCAACCACCCCATAAATCAACTTTATCTGTTCAAGCATTATCTCAACATCCGCAATTTCTTCCCAAACATTATGAATTAATTCCATCCATTGAGTTGAGTCATCAGAATTTCTCTTTATTTTTTGTAAGGCTTTTATAAGTTCAGCCATTTCTTCAATAGCTATTTCAACCTGAATCTCTTTACCCCATTTATTTATTGCGGCTTTAAAGATTTGTGTACGTTCGTATTGTTCTTGTACAATGCTCATACTTTAGAAAGTTATATCTTTATTTTCAAGTTTATCATCTTCTGTTATTTGCCAATCTTCATCACGTTCTTTCATATAATCATCAAAATGAAGCCATTCACTAAAACTCAAATCCGTTCCTGACCTTATCCATTCGGCTTTTAATCGGGCTAAAATACCCTGTTCGATTAACTGGTATTTGCGTAGTTTCATAGAAGTTCTTGGTTTTCGTGGATGTTGCCTATGACATGAAGCCTTGATACTCTATCTTGTGAAATACGATCGGAGCCACTTGCTAAATCATTTGAAAAACAGAATCCTCCATTTTCAAAAACGACTTTTAAAAATGGTTCTTTCGATAATATATCACCCTCGTAAATCTCCTTTCCGTTCTTGTCTTTAAGTCCGGTGTATTGCATTAGTATATGATCATCTGATTCAAGTGACCCCCCAATAAGATGAGGCCCGTAATGATGCCAATCTTTTGATTCAAGCATTCTATTTAGATGCCTATGCCATGCCCTAAATTTTATCTCTCTCATATTTTTAAAGTTGTTTAGCTATCCAATCATCTTCCGCAATCCATGTCGGTAGAGGTTTAGATGTTATCGGGTCGTAATTTTCACGAATGTACTGAATGTGTAAAGCTTTCTTTTCAGCCAAAATAGCGTCCGTTTGGAACTGGCTCAAATCTATGCCCTTTTTAACAGACTTTCCTTCCAGTCTTGCCCGATCTTCATCCTTTAACCGATCTATCTCCACGCTTGAAATTTGGGGCACTGGTTGAAGTCCTAATAAGTCGGCTTGCCAATCCCTGATCATCCGTTGGGTTTCTTCGCTTAAGGGTTCTAATTCCTTAACCTGTTCTATTTCCTGCTTTTTAAAGCTTTCCTTCCGTAACCGTTCTTCTTCAATCTTAAGGTTAGTGAAATCAACCCATGCGCGAATAGTATCAGGTGTTATTCTCCATGCCTCTGCGCTCAATTTTGGCGGGTTTCTTAAAGCTAATTTGATCAGTTCAAAATCATAGTGTCGATATTCCTCAACCACCCATTCGGCCAAAAGAAAGCTATTTGTCGCGTCCCAGTTGGGAACCTGGTAAAGTTTGGCAACCCTTGAAAGCATAGCCGAAACTTCACTAATGGCATCAGGTACCGGTAGGCTTCCCGTACTTTGCGGTAATGAGGGAGTTGATTTCGTTAGCTGTGTCGATTGCTTTTGATGTTCCATTGAATTTCTTTTTTGCGTTTCTTAACTGTGATTGAAAGGCGAGTCTTAACCCGCTTGAGTCATGGTTCCGGTAATGTTCCGGTGAACCCCTTACCTTTTCCTTAAAGCTGTTTACCTCAAAGTCAAAATCTATGTGAGGCCACTTAGGCTTTTGCTGGTCTAAGTAAATTTCGTCAAGCGCTCTATTTAATATATTATCAATTTCATTATCAAATTCAATTACAATTTCATTTTCAGTGTTTGCTTGTACTTTTGCTTTAATTTTTGCTTGAGCAAAATCACCTCCTTTTTTACCTGCTTTTGATCTTACTAAACTCACTGAATTATCCTTAATCATGCGTTTTTGGCATAAAAAATCACCTTCAATATACAGTACGTTTTCAGCCAAAAGCTCCGCCAAAGATGAGGCCACAACCTCAAAAGAATAAGGCATTTGTTTAGCAATCTTGCAAGCAAAATTTTTAATTTGCTCGGTGCTTTGCTTGTCTTTTTGCTTAAGCAAAATTTTTCCGTATTCCTCGGATTTGTGCATTATACACATTAGGCGAACGTAAACACCGGTAGACTGTGCGCTACACTCTATTAACTTTTCATCAGTTAAGAAGTCCTGAATGTATAGCGGCAAATACGGTTGATCACGCAATGCCATCCTGTAATAATTTTATAAGTTCAGGAATTTGATCTTTAGGAATGACTATGTTTTGCCAACTCATTTCATCAAACTCCAACTGCTCAATAGAAATATAAACACCTTTTTCACAGTTATTTATTTCTATAAAATTATCATCCGATTTGAATTTAAAAACCATCATAAAAATAAAAAGACCCCTGAGTCCGTTCGCTTGGGTTGGAGTACCGGCTACTAAGAAACAAGGGTCTATTTAAAGTGTCTTTTTCGATCATGGCTCCAACCATCGTGTTACAAGTGTACCAAATCCTATCCAATTAACCAAACAAACAACGTCCTAAGTTTTGTGATTTAATGATCTTGGTCATAGGTGAAAGCAAATTTTTTTAGATGAATAGCTTTGCTTGTAACTTTTTAGCCATTGCGGCATTGACATTTTTAACCGATTGATTAAAGTAGCTTTCCTTTAACTCAAAACCGATAGCCTTACGATCCATTGACAAGGCTTGATAAACTTCGCTACCAATGCCCATAAAAGGCGTCAGGACGGTATCTCCTTCATTAGACCACAATCCTATGGCCCGTTCAATAGTCTCAAGCTGAAGCGGTGCAATGTGCTTCTCGTCCCGTTCATCCCTTGCCTGAGTGCCGTTTAAAGTCTTGGTGTAATTAATATCCATCCAAACAGGTGAAGCCCATTTCTGCCATGTGTCTACGTTTATGGTGCATTTAACCGGATTCAAAGGTTCTCCTGGTTTCCTGAAAACCATAAGATAATCAGGGATACCAACCCGACTCATAGCGCTATTCTTTTTAACTTGCTTATGGAGTAATCCTAATGCCTTAGTCCGTTGCATTTCCACTACCGGATCTTTCCATATGGTAACACGAGAATGGTAAATAAATCCGGCATCAATGAAGGCCTGTAAAATCAATCCTGAAAAATCCCTTAAACCGATATATCCTTCCTTCCCTTTTTGAATAGGTAGATCCATGCAATGAACTGCCACGTTTCTACGGTCCCACATAACCCGAAATAGTTCTTTGACAAGGAAAGAGAATGCAACCATAAACTCTTTGTAATCCTTTGAATTACCCATGTCCTCAAGCTCGTCTGAGTAAACGTATAACTCTGAGAAAGGTGGACTAAATATTGAAAACCCTACCGAACTATCCGGAACGTTCTTAATTAGCTGAACACAGTCACCCAACTGAACGTCATAGAACTCGTTATGTTCTCTTTTGAACTCCCTGAAGTTCTTGTTTTCTTCATGGCCTGAATTGATTGATTTTGTCATGGCTTGTTGCATATCTTCAAATTGTTGTTGTTTGTTTTTAATCGACTGTATTACGTTCTGCATGGTGTCTGTGGTGAGTAAGTAGATGTTAACCGGATGATCTTGCCCAAATCTATACGACCGTCTAATGGACTGATACAGGGCTTCAAATGAGAAATCCAAAGAAGCAAATATTTGATTGTGGCAATTCTGATAATTCAATCCGAACTGAGCAATCTTTGATTTAGTTATCAACACCCTGAATTTGTTATTAGCAAAGCCCAAAAGTTTATCCTCTTTGTATTCTGGAGTGTCAGATCCTTTTACCTCAACAGCATCAGGAATGTGCTTTCTTAAATATTCACCTTCCTCATTTTGCTTTACCCAAATTATAAAGTTTTCATCGGATGAATTTACTATCTCGATAACCTGTTCTAATCGCTCAACTTTAGTTAGCCTTAACTCCTGATTAAAATTAGTAGCCGATACGGCCACATCATTAAACAACATTCCATTATCTCGTTGATTTGTTATAATGGTTCGTTCGATTAGATTGAGTTTAGGCAAGTCGTATCCTTTAGCATTGAATCCAATGTCAGAAGGCTTAGAAAGCATTACAGCCCATGAACTAACCCAATCCCAGAAGGCTTGCTCACAATGTCCCTTAAGCCTCCATTTAGCCGTCTCGCCACCATCATGGACAAAGTACATTGCAAGCATCTCCGTCCGGCTCATGATATTTAAAAACTCTGAATGGTTCCCTAACTCCATTGGATCGTTAGGGGATGGAGTAGCGGTGCAAGCTAATTTGTAAGGAGTGTCTTTAAATCCATCAATTACTAAATTACGGATAGCGCCTTCAAAGTTTTTAAGGATAGAACTTTCATCCAATACAATCCCCGAAAAGTAAGAAGTATCAACCTTATCAAGTTGCTCGTAATTGGTTATATAAATCCCTTCAGGGATGGCTGAAAGTAAATTTAATCCTTCATGCCATTTTTGTACTTCAATGTGAAACTTCAATCCTTCCTGAATAGTCTGACCGGATACAGCCAATGGAGCCAAAACTAATACAGGTCTATGAGTGTGCTTAGTAACCTGATCAGCCCAAACTAACTGCTGGATAGTTTTGCCTAATCCGCAATCCTCAAACAAAGCATAACGGCCTTTCTTTAAAGCTTTACGTACTATGTAAGCCTGGAAATCAAATAGCATAGGATTCAATTCTCCGCAATCAAATCCTGCATCCTCGATTCGCTTAACTTTCTGTTTTAAAAATTCCTGATACTCCATAAAATAAAATGCCTTTGGTGACCCGTTCCCTGTGGTGTAGGTACTAAGGCCACCGAAGGCGTATAAATGTTTTCAATGTGTAACACCACTACACGCATCAAAATTAACTAAAAAATATTCTTATCAAAACGATTCCTAAAATTAAACTCATGGCAATGATCATCGTCTTAAGCCTCTGCCTCGCCCGTCTTTTCAACCGGAACGGCTTTCTTAGTGCCTCCTCACGGTTTAACTGTTTGATGATGTCTTTCATATCCTGGCCTTTATTCCTTTGATTGTGTACTCCTTGGTTTTATAAAGATAACAGGCTACTACCAACCTATCGTAATCCTTACTGAGTTTTAAACTAGTTCTATGAACAACACGAAGAACGCTTGCTCTTGTCATGCCTGTTAATATCATTAGTTTACGAAGGTTACTATCAGGTCTTTTCCTGACAGACATTATAGAAATATCCTTTTCATTAAAATCGTACTGGCCTTTTATTTTTTTAATGCCTAATCTCTTAGCTTTTACGGTTACTGATGATGGGGATATTTTAAGGATTGCTCCTAAAGTTTTAGCGTTCATAACAAAGAAGTTAGTTTACGGGTGTTTTCAGTTTCGCGGATTAGCCATTGGTCTAAATACTCCTTAGACTTTTCAGAGTGTGGCGGCTCTCCAGGGTGTTTAAATTTCCAGAACTGGTTATGTTCTTCCATCCAGAATTTAATTCTTAGATAAGGGTGCTTTCTGGATTCTATGCTTGTGTTGTTGCTCATACTTTAGGGGGTTCAGGTAGTGGCATCCAGTGGGTAGGTTTATGAATTGGCTTATCATCAGTAGATGAGTGGAATGAAAACCAATTACCGTCTTTTAAAAATGCGGTAGTGCAATCACCATTACCCATTCCTTTATGCCAAATTAAAACGACATCATGTTTAGATGGTTCGCATTCTTCTAATTTTATCCATTTCATAACAAGTGGGGGTTAATTTTAGCAATAATACCAAGTGATCCGATAAATATAAGATTGGCCACGATAAAACTAAAAGTTAAACTTAGCACCATCTTAGTGAGGGGTGAGGACTTCCAGATGCGGTTCATAGCTCTCCGTTCATTGCGGCTAAAAATAAAACTATTGTCTGACGTAGGGGGGTAAATTCACTCATGTGATTTCTTCCATCTGTTTCGCCATTAGCAGCCCAAAAGCATTGCCATAATTTATACTGATTTAGCGGTGGGTATTCTTCATCATTCAAAGGCTCAAATATAGAAAGTGGCTCATGGTGCGTGGCGTATTGGCCATCTAAATCACCGAAACTAAAACATAAACCGTAGTCTGGAATTTTTCCTGTTTCCATCCATTTATAATAAAGGGGTAAATATTTCATAAAAGTTCGTTTAGTTTTTGTTTTAATTCTGTAATTCTCCTTTATAGTACGCACAAAC